CTGATACTTCTTAAAGTTGCGGCAAGTCACGCCGATGCACACGGCATCGTATGCGCCGTCTTCAAGAAGGGAGAATTCTCCGCCTTCGGACGGAGCTGCGGTCATAAACGGATTCTTTTCTTCTGCTGCCATAGTAAACCTCTTTGGTTATGTTGTTTGGCAATACTGAGCACTTCGCTCAAACTTAAATATAGCATTTCGAGAATATTTGCGCAAGGGGTTTGTCAGAATTTTCTACACTTTTTTCTTCTTCGCCATCGAACTCGTCCACCCACGGCGCATCAAGGTCGGCTTCGCCGTCCTTTCCGTTGTTCATAATGTCGTAGAAGTCGTGCAGATACGTCTCGGCATCGGATATCTTTTCCTTTGCGGCCTTGCGTTCATCATACTTGCTTACCTTGTCATAAAGCTCGGCGTAAGCCTCCCTTGAACTCAAGTCGCTGTGGCAGTTGACAAGGCCGTGGAACGTCACTTCCGGGTGACCCACGTCCACCTCGATGCCAAGAGCACGCTTGGAGCAGTCGCGCATAATCTGGGCAACCTTGCCAGCCGTTTCCTTCCAAGTAGCCTCGTCGCATTCGAAGGCTATGGCATCGTGGATAGGCGCGACAACATCGATTCTATGCTTCCAGCATTCGATAAGGATAAGGCGAAGGATGTACGCGCCCACGCCTTGGAACGGGTAATTGCCCAGCGTGGTCTGCTTGCCGGACGGGTAGTAATGGATGCGCCATCCGTCACTGAACCACAGCGCGTTCTGCCTGTTGCAAGAACGCTTTGCCTTTTCAACAAACTGCCAGTAGTGCTTAAACTGCTTCTTCAGTTGCCGACAGATGCGGACGCACTTGCCGATGTCAAGGTTGACCACGCTTGCAAGCTTCTTTGCACCGGCACCGTAATTGAGCATCAGCGCAACAATCTTGTATTTCTTACGACGCTTGTCGTTCTTGGTAATCACGGTAGGGTCGATAGAATGTGCAACGTCGGTGTAATAGTCGTTATCAAACTGTGGATGTTGGTACATCTGGGTCATCACCGGGTCCCCACTGAGGTAGGCTTGGCAAGCCACTTCCTCGCTGTGGAAATCCAACTCCACGATTACACGGCCTTTCGGAGGATCGATTAGGCCACGGAACGGCTTACCCATCGTATAGACAAATCCGGAGGACGGCATCATCCCAAGCCTACCCGTGGCGGCACGGAACATACGCAGGGCCGGACGCACACGCTGACGGTTATAGGAATAACCGGATAACCAGTTCTTGTCGCGTTCTTTCTTGCAGAAGCTGGACAAGGCGCGGCAGTATTTGCTCATATAGTAGTAGTCGCGGAGGAACTGAACGGAGTCTTCGGTGGAATCCTTGTACGGCTTCAGGTTATCCGAAGACAATGACACCTGACCGGTCTTGGTCTTGGGCGGGTTATCGCCGTATGCCTTGGCGGCGTAGTTCCTGACCACCTTGGTGTCCATAGTGTACTTGGAGCCTACAAGGCGGAAGCAACCGGGGTATGCCTCGTTGAAGTCGTCCTGTTGCTTGAAAATGGCGCGAGGAGCATTGTCCGTGAGCCTTTTCACCCGTTTGGGGTTCATCGGAATGCCTCTCCAAGAGATTTCGCTCAGAATGGCCGCTAGGAACCCGTAATAATGGGGTCTACGGCTCTTTTCGAGCGGGGTATCGACATCCATATGGTGGCTACGGTCCTGGATCTCGGCAGTGTTCAGCCGAAGCTGCAGCTGGTCGTCCAGCTTCAGGAGGTGCTTGGTATCTTCAAGGCAGTAGGCAAGCAAGTGCTCACGCTTGCTGTCCACGTAGGCCAAGTGCTCCTCCCAAGACTTCTTGGTGGGTTCCCAGACGCATATCATCTGGTCTTCTTTCTTTTCGTCGTGGTCACGGACGGCGATGCCTTCGCGCTTGAGGCACGTGGCGAGGTCGTGGCGGTACTTCGTGGCCGTACAGCGGTTGTAGGCCACCAAGGACTCCAGCAGGGTGTCGTGCCAGCGGTAGGTGGTCGGCTTGATGCCTAAGCTCTGGAAAAGGTAGCCTTCGGCAGTCTCGATGTTGTGGGCGACGAAGGTGTCGGCCTTGTGCATCTTGAGGTACTGGGCGAGCTCGTACATCTTGTCGCGCCACCAAGTCTGGGTCACGCCGTCCTCTTGGGTCACGGCGGCGCAGATGCACACGAAGTCATTGTTCTGGTCAAAGCTAAATTCGCAGTCGATTGCTATACGCATACTACTCTCCAGCATTTCCGGTTTTCATACGGATGCCAATATACCTTTTCGGGAAGGTTCCGTCAGGCATACGCACGGTCTTCTTACGGATTTTGTACCTTTTGGAAAGATGGGCTATGAAATCGTCGTAAGAAAATTTGTTCTTCTTTATGTCTTCAAATTCCGTAAGGATGCAGCCATCATACAGCTCGCGCATTTCTGCCGGAGTCATAAGGGCTTCGTCCTCGAACGTCACGAACTGGTTCAGCTCGTCGTCAACGATGTCGATATGGTCTGGAGAGCAGTTATCCACTTCGTCTTCGATGACTTCCGGAAGAATAATGTTTCCGTCGGTAGGACACAGTTCCTTGTAGTCTTCGCGGGCTTGAACCAACATAGAGCCGAATTCGGACAAGAGCTTTCCTTCAAAGGTGGGGTCGCCGATAAGCTGCGGCTTTCCACGCTTGTTCCGGACCACATTTCCTTTCGCGTCTAGTAACGCTACTTGCTTGAGGATTGCCTCGTTAATCTTCGGCCTGACAAGGATAAGGCGCGTCCTTTCGTGGTCTGCATCGGGGTCGATTTCCAGCTTCACGTTTCCGCTTGCGATAACCTTCATCTGCAGCCTAGCGGAGAAAGAATCGCGGCCTTTCTTTTCGATGTCCGCTTGGTCGCCACCGGTCATCATATGCAGTTTTTCACTTCGCAACAGCTGGGGGTTCTTGTTGTCGCTTATGCTGACAAGGATCTTGTCCCACACCTTTGCCATAGAAAACTGGTTATTGAGGGAGTCTTTCTGCACGGCCTGTACATACTTGGCACCAAGAATTTGCGTGAGCACGTTTATAAGCACGGATTTGCCAGAAAAGCCGTCCACGTCCAAGATGTACAGTATCTGGCGGCTTCTGTTCTTGGCATAGACGATGGCAAAGATGAAAGCCCGGATTACCCGTGCTTCTTGGGGGTCGAATCGCAAAAAGTAGAAATCCCAGGTGGGGTGCTCGCCTTCGTAGTCCATCAAGGCTTCTATGTCAATATGGTGCAACGCAGTCTCATTCGGGTCATTACTGAACAGTTTCGGCATCGGGACGCACATATCGGGCTGCTTCAAGAAAAGCGAAGCGTGTTCGCACAGCACGTCGTAAACATCCTTCACGCTTGAAAGCTCACCCTTGTAGAACCACGCCGCGTGGGGTCGTGAAAACTTCTTTTCGTTCGCGCTGTCAGGGTCGGGCTTGTAGGTTTCTTGCGAGGCCAGCACACCGATGCTGTACACTTTCAACATCGTGTTGGGTACCTTGGACAGAAGCGTCGTGACCAGCAAGTCCTGGTCAATCTGCTTCGTGGAGCGACCGTATCCTTCAAAGACGTTGTCGAGCTTGCCCGATGTGTGGGCTTCGAGTTCGTCGGCTAAATTGCTGTAGGCTTCAGCATCGTCCGGCTTGGCCTTTGCACACACCCTTGCAAGCTCTGTAGACGCACGGCTGTCAAGCGGGATGGCCGTCCAGTCGGCTTCTGCAATCTTTACAAGAATCATCACGGAGTGGTCGGCGGGGTTGAAGGCGTACTTTATGCGCTTGAAAGCCTTACGGTCGACATCGCTGAACTTTGCACGGGTAAATTCCGGTGCAAGGAAGGTCTTGTTACAGAACCAGTTGTCGATGTTGGGCATTGGGTTGGCGGCTATGGCGGCTTCCAGCTTGGCCTTTTCGTCCGCCTTGGCTTGAGCCTTGGCCTTGGCTCTTTCTTCGGCCTTGGCCTGTTTGAGCTGCTCTTGAAGTTGAGCAATCTTGTTGGTGTTTTCCATTGTTTTCCTTTTTTAGTAAAGATACATATTAGCTGTTTTACTGTCAACGACCTTGATCGACAAGCTGTCAACCTCGTTGAAAGCGTTAGAACCTTTCCTAGAAACGGCCACTATGTGGAGGCGGTCTCTGGGACGGGACAAGGCGACATATTTTTGTTCACGCATCTGGCTGAACAAAGACCACTTGTTAAGCCCGGAACTGAAATTCATATCGCTGTCGAAAGCATAAATTACTTCAGAATCTTCGGAACCTTGGAATTTAAAGACGGTTGCGCAGTACGCGACCTGAAAACTTTCCTCAAGTTCTTGTCGGGTAAGCACAATTTCCCGGCGGTAAATTTCGTGGAAAACGGAAACCGTGTCTTCGGTAACTGCAGTAACGCGTCCCATTTCGTTATTACAGAACTTACGTTCTCCGCGACGGGTACACACATCCCTGACTGCAACCACGCGCATACCTTCCAAGTCTGGTATGATGTGTCTTGCGGCAATCTCGTCGCCTTCCTTTATGCGGCGGAAGTGCAGCTTGTCGCCATACAAGGCTCTGGAGATCTCAAGGTTGATGCTGTTGCACAGTGCGTTGGTTTCGGCAACGGCAAAAGTGTTCTTGTTTCCTTGTTCAGAAGCGACAAGCATACGGGCTATGGCTCTCACAGCGTTGTCCACGCTGTTTGCCTTATAGAGCTTCACACAGCCGTCAGTGCTCGCGTCGATCTGGTGCGTACCAGCCTTCATCATCTTGCAGAACGACTTGAAAATCTCTACGCTGCTTGAACGGCGGAAGGTGTCAAGCACGAACACTTGCGTACCCAGAATTTCCTTGGCGGCAACAAGCGTCTTGAGCGGTCGCCCATAGCTCTTTACGGGAGGTAGCTGGTTTACGTCTCCGACCAAGACAAGCCTACAGTCACTGGCGCACTTGTTAAGAATGGATTTGGTATACCACAGAAGTCCGGAGCTGAGCATAGAGGATTCATCGACGACGAGCATACGCACGTTACGCAGGGCATCACAGAATTTCTTGTTGTTGAGCGACTTGAAGTAACACGACATAAGGCTTCTTACACCCTTGTCTCCGCCCAAGGAATAGTTCATAATCCTTGCGGTAAGTACGGAGCAAGCCTTTTTGGTGTAGGCCGTGATAAGAACGGAATCCTCAGGCTGCATAGCGTACAGAGCCTCAATAACAGTGGATTTTCCGGTTCCGGGCATGCCCTGCAGCACAACAACCTTGTTACCGGTGGAAACTCCGCACACGGCTCTTTTCTGGTCGTCGCCAAGTCTACAAGCGCGAGTAGGCGTAAAGTCCAGCTGCAGTGGTTCCAGTTCTTCCCTGCAAGCCTTTCCCACCCACTGTTCAACGTCGTAAATCCTCTTGGCCATCGCGTACTTGTTACCGTCAAGCAGAATAACCCTGTCGGGATCGAATACCCTTTTGAGCACCGAATCGGCGGACGGCTTTTGTTTGATGTCAAGCTGGCTTATGGCGTGCTCCACCATCTTTTCGGCACAAGTAAGAGCTTTTACGGAGTCGACACGGGTGTCTACGCACCCCAGTGCTTCATCTCTGATAGAGTACAGTTCGTCGTGGTTGTCGTCCATACTGGACCCCACGAACAGCACTTGGTAGATAGTTTCAGCCAGCAGCGACTCTATGCTGGGTAAGGATCCCTTGAAGGCGAGGGTATACAATACGGAGCTCTTAAAGCCAAACCCGTCTATCTGTTGAAGGAACTGAAAGAGTTCTTCCGTAGACTTGTCAGAAATAAACTGCTTGAAGGTTCTCTGGGTGACGCCGCAGTCCGTCAGGGCGGCTACAAGGTTATATCTCTGGTTGGCGGGGAGCGTCTTACCCTTTTCAAACCGTCCGTATGTGTTGGTGAAGTAGTCCTTGTCGCTCAGCTCATAGAAGTCGCCAAGTCCGTACAGTACGACCGGGGTTTCTTCGTCTCTTGCAAGGTCGGCATAGGTAAGCTCGCCCACCTTGACTCTGTGTGGTTTTGTATTGGTTTTCATTGCTTTTCCTTATAAAAACAAGCTCAGCGTGTCGCCAAGCTTGTAGAGAAAACAATGATTTTACCAATACAAGGCTTGCGACCCGCTGAATAAATTATAGCAATTCGTGTTTTTGCCGTCAAGTACCTAGGCTAAACCTTGGTTAAGACTGGTTAAGACTGGTTAAGACTGGGAGCGGTTTAGTTTACATAACGTGGCAGACTGATAGAGGCTTAGTTTACATAACGTGGCAAAAAGGCAAATTCTCAACACCCCTGCACAAATGTATAACACAATATATTGTGGTTGAAAGGTTGTGGACGGGCATATCTTGTAAAAATGTGTTTTTCCTGTTGAGACGGCTTCACTTTTTAAAAATTTTTAGTCGAACACTCCTATATAAGTAAACCCCCACTTTTTGGCGTCCACATCGTCCACATTTGGACATATATATATATATATATTATGGCCTAATCAGCCATTTGCAATTCAAACCACTATTAGGTAAGTTTTGGCCTATGATGCCTGAGATACGATTTCGCGATTCCGAAGAACGGCTGATTAAGGAAATGGAGGCTATGCGCCACTCCATTGGCTGTCAGTGGCGCGACCGCTGTGACACTTGCAAGGGTTGGGGTCAGGGCTTCTACGATGTAAAGAACGGCAAATTTACGTGTCTCAACTGCATCGCCAAGAAGAAATGGCTGGAGATGGTCGGTCCTCCGGCACCGTTTTGACTTTCGCGGCACGCCGCGTGAACTGAAATGATATAATTTAATAATCAACAAGGAAAAACTATGAACTACACAGAACAACTGCTCGTAAACATTCTCGCCGACTGGAACCAGTACAACAAGGCTGGCAAGCCGCGCCGCCGTTACACCTACAAGCTCAAGGTCCCGCAAGTGTGCGGACGCCGCTTCCAAAAGCTGCTACGTGACCTCGCCACTGCCGCCCAGCTGACAAAGGATGAAGACCTTTTCGCGGAATGCGACCAGATTCTTGACGACAACGGCAAGCTGCAGCTTCTCGCCCGCAAGATCAAGCTCACCCGCAAGTATGCCGAGGGGTAGAGATGTTTGCATTTCTGGTCTTTCTACTGGTTATTGCTGCGCTCGTCGTCTTGTTCTTTGTCGGCCTATGGTCGGCGGAACAAGCGTACCCCGGAACCGTCAAAAAGTTCCTCAAGTTCGCCGAGCAGCGGCGCGACTATCACAACAAGCGTTTGAAGGATGCGCTTGACAACCTTATCAAGGATTAACAATGGCAGATACCAAGAAGAAGCCTTCCAAGCCGAGTCCGGTTAAGCCGAACCCGGTCGTGGCCGAACCGGCCCCGAAACCCACCCAGCTCGATCGTATCGAAGCCCTGCTGCTCGAACTGGTTGAATCTAACCGCAAGCTGCATCCGGACATCTCCAAACTGCTCAACAGCGGATTCCAATCTAATTTTTCAAAAGGAAACAGTTAGATGAAAACGTACATTCTTTACACGACCGCCAAAAACAGCTACATCGTCCCGAAGGAAAAGTTCGAGGCGAAGCAGTTCAGCCACAGCTACGAAGTCGACACCGATGCCGAGCTGTGCAGCCGCAAGACGAAACTCCCCGTACGAATTACGGATGGAAACCAGATTGGTAACGTGTTGAAGCTCTTGTGCGTGGAGGTCCCGCATGGCGAAGACGCAGCAAGCAACACCGAAGAAAGCAAGGGTCAGGGGTAACAACAAGGCCGCTATCCTTGGCCTCGACATCCTTAAATGGACGATCGACACAATCAAGCAAGGCCCTGAACTTTGGCAAGACTACAAGATGGTCGCCGACCCGGAATCCGGAGCGACCGTTCGTAGGGACTGCCGCAAGCTCAGGGAACTTTCTCTGGGTATGGTCTCGTGCAACGACTCGCACGAGTTCTACCGCATTTGCCGCCACGCCGCACCCGTCGGGGTCGTGCTTGAGGACTTCGACGAGAACCGTTGGCACCACACGTTCGAGGACTTCCGAGCTCTTGTCCGCGTGGAGCTGACCAAGGCTATGCTGACCGAGGACAACTCCAAGAAAGCCAAGCTGCTCTTGGACGTGCTCGAACGTAGAGACGCCGAACACTATGCCAAGAAAGAATCGGGCAAAAAGGTGGAAGTCACCCAGACCGATTCCGAAAGTAAGACCACTTCTATCACGTTTCAGGTCGTAGACTGATGAACATCGAGTTGTCAAAATGGCAGTCGGAGTGGATGCGTCATTACGACGACGATCTCTACATCGCTTGCACGGCCATTTCGGCTGGCAAAACCAGGGTGTTGTCCATCTGGTTAGTTATGCAGTGCTCCCAAAAGCCGGGCTTGCGCGGCATCATCGTTGCCCAGACGCATTCCGCACTGAAGAAGGTGCTCATCCACGACATCATTATGTTCGCGTCGCAAATCGGCGTGCATATTGAATGGAACAAGTCAAGCCAAGAGCTGACCTTCGACAACGGCTCCACGCTGTTCGGCTTTTCCAGCGAGAACCCGACCGGCGTTCTTGGTATGTCAGAAATTGACATACTAGCCGTAGACGAAGCGGCATATTGTTCCGAGGAAATCTATAACTACGCCAGAGACCGTATGCGTGGCGGTAAGTATGAACCGATGGTCAGACTTATCTCCAGTCCCTCAACGATGGAGCGCGTCCAGAACTGGTTCAGCCGTGTGGTTAAGGAAAACCCGGACAAAGTTATTCACGCCACGTACAAGGATAACCCGTTCACTTCCGAGAAATTCAAGCAAGAGCTGGACGACCGCTACGGTGTCGGCACCAACATCTGGAGGCAGCAGTGCCTCGGCGAGATCTTCGACACCGACGTGGCCAGCCAGATCATCTTCCGAAACGAGTTCCCCGACAAGAAGAAAGACCTGTCCGACACTGGCCGCTGGCTGGGTGCGGACTTCGCTGGCACCGGTGCGGACAACAACGCCTACGTCGTCATCGACGGCTACGGTATGCTGTACTGGAACAAGCATAACCAGCAGAACACCTTCCAGAAGTCACAGACGTTGCGCGAGCTGTACACCGAATGGCACTGCCAGCGTGGAGCCGTGGACAACACGGGTAACTACGGTGCCGGTGCCTTGGACTTGGTAAGCTGTAACCGTGATATGACCATCGACGGCGTCAACTTCGCACAGGCTGCATACAACCCCAACCTTTACCCGCAAGCCAGGACCGAGATGTATCTGGAGCTGGCCAAGACCATCCGGGACGGGTTCTGGGTGTGCGACGAGGTCAAGGAGGAACTGCTGGCGCAGGGCGTGTCCATCAACAAGCGTGGCCAGCAGCAGCTCTTGCCCAAAGAGGATGTCAAGAAGATTCTAGGCCACTCGCCTGACCTTTGCGACGCGCTGGCCTTGGCCGTCTACGCTATGAACCACGAGGCGGAAATCCATAACCTGACCCCAGCCGAGTCCTTGGACGTTGCGTTACGTTTCGTGACCATTTGATATAGTTTAATGTCTAACAAGGTTATAAACTACCGTGTATGGACATTAAGACAGAACTTACCGAATTCGGCCTGGCCTTGGACGGCTACGGCATCCTACGTAAACCCAATGGCCGCCCCAGCTGCCCGAACGAGCTGCTGGAAAAGGTCGTCCGCAAGAAGATGTCGGGCGGCCTAACCCCTGCCGAGGACAATCTGTACGGCTACCTCGTTATGACGCTGGCCAGGATCGTGCTCAACAACAAGGTTATGAAACACCAGGAGGAGAGCCTCCGTATGGAGTGTTTCAGCGAGATGATGACCGTCATAGGCGATGTCGAGCGCAACTTCGACTGGGGACACGGCTCGAAATACTATTCATACCTGTTCAACGCTATGTACCACGCCGGAATCCGGGTGCTGGTTCAGAAGAACCGCCGCTTGGCCGTCGCTGCTAATTTTATGAAAGAAGAAGCCGAAAAGTACCTTTATTGCGGCTGTCGGGTCGGCCCGGTCGGGTCGCAGACGGCGGAAGGCGAGGCTCGTAGATACTTTATTGAGGAAATCGAAGACGATGGCGACTGTTAGAGACATTATCATTGAGGCCGCGAGCCGTTCCAACATCTGTCCGCGCAAGCGTGCCTTGCCTGACGACCTGTTCGTGTCGTCTATGCAGCTTTTCGACGGAGTTATGCAAGAATTTTCGAGCAACGACTACGTGACCGCGTACCAGTCCGAAGCCGACTTCAGCCCCGCCACGGAATCCGTATTGGTGGGCGAAGGACCGGATGCAGCCGTTCAGGCCAAGGCGTTGCAGCTGCCCAAGAAGGTTCTGTACCGCTACGAAGGTCAGGTCGACTGGATCCCGATGGATTTCGTCGCCTATGACAGTTTTTACAGCGCGGCCTACACCGACTATGTCGTGTCTTGGCAGCCCACCGGCAAGAACCAGTACAAGCTGTACTTCAAGCCGCGCTTTGTCGGCACCCATCCGCAGTGCAAGGTAATCTATAACCTTGAGATGTCCTACAAGGATAACGACGAAGTCTCGCTGCCGACGCCTTACCTAGAACTTATTACCCGAAGCCTCGCCTACAAGATGGCTGTGAAATGGCCGCGTGTCGACGAGGCCAAGAAGAACGCCTTGCTGAAGGAGTTTAACGACCTTGAGGCCAACCTCCGCGCCAACAACGCCTCCAACCGAATCATCACCCGTGGTGGCCACGGTGGCGGCTCTATGCGCGGCGACTTCCTGTCCGGTGCCTTCGTGGCTAGCCACTGGGGGTGCTGATGGCCACGCCCAAGTTCATTTCCAACATCGTGGGACCCACTGCGAAGTCCGACTTGTCTAAGCTTGGGCAAGCTTACACGCTCAATATGTTCGTCGAAAAGGCGAACGAGTCCCAGAACTACGTCAGTCAGGTTCTCCGCCCGATCAAGGGCTACCGCAAGGTGTGCGACGTGCCGGGCGTCTGCCGTGGTATGTACACTTGCAGCAACGGCTACGACGGCCACCCGGCCACCTATGCCGTGTTCGGCTCCGAGCTGTACATCATCCGTGACGGCCAGTCGCCTTACCTCATTGGCACTATGGCCACCGGTTCCACGCCAGTCCATTTCTGCGAGACCGGAAACCGCGAAGGCTTCCATTCCCACTTGGTTATAGTTGACGGCTACTACTGTTATGCCGTGGATACACAGGTGGTTCTGGCTAACCAGAAAGAGGACTTCGGACAGATTCAGCTGCCTTACCTCGACTACGAGCAGGGCATAACCATCAAGCCCACGCACTGCGCGTACCTGTACGGCTATGTCGTGGTGAACGATGTCAACTCTGACGCTTTCTATGTCACGTACCAGTTCCCGTTCGAGCAGAACGACTCCAACGGTCACCTCGACAAGAACATCTTTATGGTGGGCTCGGACGAGTGGGGCTACGCTGGCCAGTCCCTGCAAGCCTACTGGGCTCCGGACAACACCATCGCACTCGTGGCCAACGGCAGCCGCCTCTACACTTTCGGCGAACGATCTTACCAGATGTTTCAATTTACTGCGGATGTCAACGCCCCGTTCAACAGCCCTGACACTGCCGCCTATCCCATCGGCCTGAAGGCCGTGGACAGCCTGTGCCAGCTCGGCTCCACCGTGGCTTGGCTCGGCTCCAGCGACATCGGCAACAACGGCATCTACGTCCTGAACGGCACCAGCGCGGCCACGCGTGTCTCTACTCCTGAGATCGAGCGTGAGATTGCCAAGATGCCGACGGTCAAGGACGCCATTGCCCAGATGTGGCAGGACAACCAGCACGTCTTCTACGTCATCACGTTCCCCAGCGCGGACACCACCTACTGCTACGATATGTCCGAGAACAGCTGGAGCAACCGTTGCTCGCTCGACGACACCAATGCCCAGCGCGAATGGCGTTACGGCTTCGCGACTATGAACGTGGATGGCAAGATTTGGCAAGCCTTCGACGGAGGCGTGGCAGAGCAGACCGACCAGAACTGGACCGAGCACGACGGCAAGCCTATCCTACGCCTCCGCCGTGGCGGTGTTATGCACGCCGACTACCAGCACTTCTACATCGACTCTCTTGAGGTTATGACCAACAACGGCCAGAGCGAGCTTCTGCCCGACCAGTCCGTCAAGGTTATGATGCGCTTCAGTGCGGACGGTTCCAGCTGGAGCGACTCGGAGGTCGTGGAGTTCGGCAGTGTCGGCCAGTACGACTACGACTGTATCTTCTATGACTTTGGTATGGCCAAGGTGTTCAACGTGGAACTGAGTTCCTCGGACAACTGGCCTTTTGCACTGTACGGCCTGAAGCTTCAGGCGAGCGTTTGTCCGTTCTAAGGAGTTTGTATGGAATTCACCACGGTTAACAGTAACCACGATGAGCTGGCCGAGGCCACACGAGGTGCGTGGGGTAAGGACGTGCTCAAGGATTGTTCCTTTGTCTACTTCGGACAGGGGATTATCGGTGTTGCCGACAGTGTTGAAGTCCTTGACAAGAATGTTAAATGTAACCACTACGACTGGCTTCCGCTGGGCAACCGCGTGTACTTCGCCATCGTAAAGTAAAGGGGGAAAGCTATGGCTTTCGATATGGGTTCAGCTTTCGGCGGCTTCGTCAATGCCGCAGTAAATGCTATCAATGCAGAGGCGGAGCGTGACGAAGCCCGTCGCGCAAGACAAGACCGTGCTCACGCGGTCGAACGTGGCCGCCAGCAAGCTATGCACGACTACGACACGCTCGAAGGGATGCTGTCCGACTACGACCAGAGCCGCATCCGTCTTGCCGACGACAACACCGTCAAAGAGCTGAAGTCGCTTATGTCCAGCTACGACCCGCAAGTCTACGACTTCGGCAAGTTCGAGGACAGCTACACCAAGACAATCGACGACTTCCTTAACCCGGAAGCGGACAAGATTGCGAACCTCGCCGGTCTCAAGACTCAGGCCGACCTTGCCAGCCGTGGTGCCGCCAAGGGTACCGGTGGTTTGGCCGGTATCGGTTTCAGCCGTTGGGAAGCTGCAGAACAGCTGTACAAGGATGCCCAGCAAGCTATGAAGGATGACCGAGCACAGGCTTACACCGAGTACGGCGACTACATCGACCGTATGCAGAAGAAGCTGGATACGCTTAACCAGGGCAAGCTCAACAAGATCAATATGCTGTCCGGTGCCGTAACCAACGAGCAGACGGCTCAGTCCGACTATATGGCTGACCTCGTGGCACTGATGTCCGACAAGGCCAAGACCAACGTCGAGGCTGGCATCGGCGCATACGCATAAGGAGTTTAAGATGGCTAGAATTTACCAGAGCAGAGCACTTATTGACCCGTCGCTGTACCAGCTTTCTGGCCAGCTTATGAACGAGCGCATCCGTCAGGAACACGAGCGTCGCAAGATGCTGTCCGATGCCATCACCGCAGCCGGTGAAGGGTTAGGCAAAACCATCAACAGCGGCCTCGAAGAGTACAAGGCTAGACAGGAACAGGCAGCCCGTCAGGAATACCTTGACAAGGTTATGGAAGACGACGAGTTTGCGAAGTACCGTAACAATCCGTTCTTCAAGGCCGGTGCGAACGAGTTTGTCCGTACCGGTGCTTCTTCGCCGCTTATGTCGTTCCTCAGTTCGGAACGCGCTGCTCAAGAACATTCCGACACCAAGAAATGGCACGATGCTGTCCGCGCCGAACAGGCTCGCGAACGTTACGCCAAGAACTTGGAGCTGTACGACAAGGCCGAGACCGAGGCGCAGAAGCAGCAGTATCTCTTGGCCAACCAAGCCTTGGAAAAGGAATTTGGCAACATCTTCGGCCAGCAGATGGCCGACTATGGCAAGGCAAGAGAAGCTGATGAAATTGAAGCTAGACGCCTAGCCTATGAACTTGCCGAGGACAAGAAAGAGGCCGAGGCAAAGGCTCGCCGTTCTGACGATACCAAGTATTGGATCCAGCAGAACATTATGCCGGTCGGCACTGTCAAGCCCGAAGGCTACAAGAGCAAAAAGGATGGCAAGTGGAAGCAGACTAAGTCTGCCGAGGAAGTTCGTGGCGAGATTGCCAAGTTCATCCAGCGCAACCCTGACTTGGACGACGATGACAAGAATGAACTGCTCAACAAGCTGTACGGCAACAAGACCCAGACCGAGCTCAACCAAGGCGCGGCTGACAACGCAAAAGCTGGCCACACTGGCGATCAGACCAAGAAGGGGCTAGAGGATGCTGATAACAAGAAAGCGGCTGGAGCCTATGTTGGCAAGAAGCTTAACAGCTTGGAATGGAAGAAGATTCCTGAGGAAGTGCGTGCATTCCTTACACGAGACGCAAGCGGCAACGTAAGCCGGAGGGAATAATATGGCTGAAAAGACTTTACTTTCGGACAAGTTCCGCAGTGCCATCGAGGACTCGGACTTTGTAGACGATACCTTGGCCGGGCTCTACGATGCCGTGGAAGGTATGAGCGACGAAGACTTCCGCGAGTATATGTACTCGAACAGGGTTTACTTTAACCAGAATATGCCTATGGCCGTGGACGAAATCCCCGGCTTCCGCGAGCTGGTGTCCAAGGAACCCGACTTCGGCGTGCGTAAGTCCATCGACTACGAAAAGGTCACCGGCTCTCCGGATGCTCTGGACCGTTTCTACGACTACACTATGAAGGATATGGACTACTTCGGCTCCCAAGTCGGTATGACCGGCAAGGAGTTTATGAAGCGTATGGCCGAAGACAAGACCAAGCTTGACCGCCAGCGCATAGCGCACGGCGAGGACGAAGGCGGATGGACGGCCAGTCCGAAAGCCTTTGCCAAGAACCTTGGAGGTGCCACGCTTAACTTGTTGTCGCCTCGTGTTCAGGAGGCCATCGCCCGTGGCGAAGACCCGACCTACGTCGATGTTACTCAAGACGCTATCCAGAATATGGCCTATTCTATGCCGTGGGGCAAGTTTATCCCTGCCGAGGCTAAGTTCGCGGCGTACTTGACGAAGATTGCACAGAATCCGTCCAGCAAGCGCGGAGGCCGTGCCTTGTCATCTGCGCTTCTCAAGGCGGCAAATGTCGACAAGGCTATCGAAACGAACATTCCTAACGCCCTGACTCCCGCTTTGGTGGAACTTTCTGACTGGGCGGCCTACAAGGATACGGACAATCCTCGTGGCGAATTCAGCGTGGCGGACATTGTCACCGGTGTGGCCACGAACAGGATGGCTGGTAAGCGGATTGAGCCGTTCGTTATGTCGAAGCTGGGTGCGGGCGACAAGGCGGCTATGATTACGCCGTACATCACCAACCAGCTTGGCGACCGCATCTACAACAACCAAGCTATCGGAACCGTGCCTAGACTGGCTCCGCCTATCGCCAAAGCCCAGAAGTATCTGGAGACGCTGAACGAGTCCGAGAAGCGTCAGGAAAAGCGAACCAAGGCAGAGCCCAAGTGGCAAGCCGAGTGGCGCAAGATTCTTGAGAAGATTGAAAAGGAAAAGGACAAAGACTGATGGCTACCGCATTTCTACTTGACCCGTTCATCCAGATCCAGGACAACAACGGCCTGACCGTGCCGGGTGCCAAGGTCTACGTCTACAACGCAGACACGACCGTCCCGGCTGTCACCTACTCCGACTTCCAAGGCCACGCCAACACTTCACCGGTCGTGGCCGACTCGCTTGGCCACGTCTCGGTCATCGCCGAGCTCGGTTACGCCTATGACGTGGTTATCAATTACCCGGACGACACCCTGCTTATGTCGGAAAAGGGTATCTTGCCGTGTGGCGGAGGCGGTGGCGGAAGCGAGTCCGTCCGTGAAATCCTCTACGTTACGCTGGACAACACCTTCGAGGAACTGGACAGCGCGTACAAGGCCGGAAAGGAACTCATTCTCCGGACCGGTGTCGGCCTAGTCGAGAACTACCGGCTGGTGTGGGTTACAAACGGCTCATACTCGTTCGCTCTGATGCCTTACAGCTTCACCTACGAAGGTGCCGACCCTGCCGCAGTGGGCTGGTGCGTCCGTGCCTGTTCCGCACTGGGCTGGTCTGTCAGCTACAGCACCGACGACTGGAAGCTCGCCACTAGGAAGTATGTGGACAAGTACAAGCAGAACACGCTCACCGAAGGCGCGAACATAGAAATTGCCGACGACACTATCTCCGTTGTCGGCCTTTCCGCCGTGGCTACCTCCGGCTCGTACAACGACTTGACCGACCGACCGACCATCGAAGGCGGCACCGACATCTACTCCGTCTCTGGTGGAGCCTACGGCCCCGTCGAGACTAGGGTTACTGCTGCCAAGATCTACACCCAGTCGGGCAACGTGTCGCTTGACGGCGACAGCGTGGGCAGCCTGTTACCTGTAACCGACCCGAACTGTATGTTGCTGTCCAACGCGTACGGCAACCCGGTTTGGTCGGCTTTCGGCCCGACTGGTTACGAGACGCAGCCGGTGTTCATCAACTCCAACCGTGAGTTCGCGGCGTGCAATATCGTCTTCTACATCGGCTCCAGCCGTACGCTCCGTATGAAGGATAGCTTTAACCTTGACGGAACCACTGACGAACAGGACTGGCCTATCCGTAGCCTGTATTCTTGGCCTTACGGCTTTATGCCGTATTTGATTACCTACAACGCCGTGCTGAGCGTACCTGTGGATATGACTGTCCGTTTCTACGAACTACCGTTCCTGTACGCTGCCGAGGAGTTCACCCCGGTCGAAAAGATGCTGCTGTGGGTAGGCCGCTTGAAGGCCGGTAGCAAGGTGCCGCTGAACATCGTGGCAAAGACTCTGGGCTTCGGCAATAACACGTATATGTACAGCTGCCGTATGACCGTCCAGCCTGACACGGCCTCTTCCGGCACTGTCAGCATCGTGGACAACTGCGAGGCCGGTGACATCCACACTATGCCTTACGGTGCCAGCCTCGGAGCGGTCCCGGCAGAGAACCCACAAACACCTTGGGTAGACCCAACTTAGGAGATGGTTATGGAAAACCCAGAACTGACCACTGCCATTATCGCGTGCATTACGGGCCTCGGCGGCTTCATAACCGCCATAACGGCCTATGTGCGTTCCAAGACCGAGACGGAGACCATCCGTAACGAGCGGGACGAGACTAAGGTTATCCGTGACCAGGACAGTCTCAAGATGCACGACGCCATCGAGAAGCTCAAGTTTCAGGTCGACGCCAACAAGAACAACATTGGGCTGCTCTTTGAGAAATCCAACGACGCGGCACAGGCCATCGGCCAGCTGAACACCCAGCTCGCCGTGGTTTTGGAGCGTCTTGACACGGTTATAGACACTTTGAAGGAAATAAAAGGCAAAAAAGGCCGCCGGAGGGACGGATGATAGGTACGGCTGTGTTTATCGTGGCCGTTCTGGCCTTGGGATGTGCATTCTTTTCGACAAATGACTGGAATGGTAGGAAATAACCGCACTATGAACTAATTTTAAATGAAAAGTGGAGTAAAAATGCTCGACAATGAAGTTGAAATTTTGGAAAAGTGCCGCCGCTTCCTTGTGAAGTCTTCGCAGCGGTATTCCGGACAGGTTGCTCGTCAGGTGTCCGACATTGAGGCGTATGGTGGCAATTTCTGGACCGATTCGGTCAAGAAACAGTACCTACGCAGCGGCAAGCGCAAGTATTGCCTTCACTTTTCTGACTGGGGCGTGCTCGCCAACGCCATCGTGAGTCCGTATTCGGACAGCCCGTGGCACGTCGAGCTCATTTACCGCTCCCAGATGGAAGACGTGCAGAAGTTCATCAACGAACTTGAGGCCGACAGCGACCTTAAATACGAACTGAAGAAAGCCTTGCTCCGTGCAGTCGTGTGCGGCGCGGGCTACCTTGTCGTGACCACGGTCGCGGACGAGTACACGGGTGAAACCAAGATCACGGCAGAGTTCGTGACAAGACAGGCCTCTGTCGCTCTTGACCCGATGTGCGAAAAGGCCGACGCTTCCGACGCGGAGGAAGGTGCCATCGTCAACTACATTTCCATCGCCAAGGCCAAGCGTCTCTACGGCGAGGACGTGGTTCCACTGCGCTACCCGGACAACCAGCCTGTGCTGTCCTTTACCGGCGTTGACCAGTGGCCTAACCTAGAGGACTGCGTCCAGATTGTCAGCTACTACCGCAAGAACGACAACGGCTTCGTGGACTACTACAAGCTGTGCGGCAACCACGTCGTGGAAGCCTTGGAGCTGCCAATCCGTTACATCCCTATCATCCGCTTCGCCGGTTATGACAAGTACGACGGGGACGGCGTGAAGTATGGCGGCATCGTGGACAAGACTTGGACACTCCAGCTCGGCCTGAACATCGCCTACTCGACTCTTATGGAACGCGCAAACCGTTCCATCAAGGCAAACGTGCTTATGAGCACGGCGGCTGGAAAGAACCTCGACCCGTACTACGAAAAGAAAGAGGACGAAGACGGCTCCGTGATTATGTATAACCAGGGTGCCGACGTGCCTCAGGTCATCAAGGAAAGTTTTGAGACTGGCGACCTGACCAACATCATCGAGACCAGCCGCAACCTGATTGCGGACGTTATCGGCATTCCTCTGGCCGGTATCCTCGGAACCGAGGACAAGACCGCCACGGAAATACTTATCCAGAACAACAACAAGCAGAGCAACGTCTGCATCATCTACGACCACGCCTACAAGGCTTGCCGTACCTTTGGCCGCATCGTCACCGAGATGATTAACGGCGGCGAGGACTTGCCTTTCGAGCTTGAGAACGGTCCGGACGTGATTACGAACAACCTCAAGCACCGTCAGGAGCTGAACGCCATTGCCCAGATTATGCCGCCCGAAATGCAGCCGCTCGTTGCCGTGCATATGTGTGACACGGTTGACAGCGACTTTGTCAAGGGTGTCAAGGCCGACATCATTGCCAACCTTGGCCAGAACCTGAAGATTGTCAGCGAGCAGCCGACCGACCCTGTTGCCATCCACGAGCTGGAACGTATGAAGGCCACGATGGATTCTGCTATGATGCAGCTCGAACAGCTGCAGCAAGAGAACCGCGACCTGAAGCTGCGCAACGAATCGCTTATGCTTACCGCCCAGAACAACCGCGACCGTACCCTTATCGACCTCGCCAAGCACAACGACCAGATGGCTCTGGACGAAGCCAAGCTTGAGCTCGAAGCCCGTAAGGCGGACGTGCAGATGGAGCTGGACATTACCAAGACCCAGACCGACTTGGCCGACAAGGCTCTGGAGGTCGAAGAGCGTCGCCTGAACTTGGCTGAAGACGCTATGGGGGTTACGGAAGATGAACTTTGATATCAATCCCGTTTCACGCAACGCCTTGCTGGGAGACCGCGAGGCGGCCTACCGTCAGACTCCAGCCCAGCACGAGGAACTGCTCACCCAGTTCGAGAGGCCGGGTATGACTCCTATGGAGCTTATGGCCGCACAGCTGCAGGGTATGGAGGCCGAACAGGCCGAGCCACGCTACTGGCTGGACGAAAAGCCTAGGCGCGACATCGGCGCGGGTTCCAGCTGGATCAAGGGGGTTGAGTACCTTCCCGACTCCGGCATTGCCATCATCACGATGCCCGACGGAAAGTCCGAGTACCGCTTTATGGACGCTCAGGGCGTGGGCGACTTCATCACGTCCGACTCGCTGGGCAACTACTTCAACCGTTTCCTCAGGGAGGGGTAATGAGACCGTTTGACTTTAAAGAATCTTGGCTGGACGACGAACGCAAGCCGCTTGCCGGTCGCGTGTCTTTCTGTAAGCTGCACACGACCGTGCTCGAAAACATCTACGACAACCAGGGCTATCCGTGCAACAACCCGATGTTCACGAATACCCTCGGCCAGCTCGATTCGCAAGTCTTCCTGAAGGACAACACCGACTACACCGTGCGCTTCGAGAAATACGTGGGCAACGGCGATATGACGGAAGACCAAGACAACTGGCTGTTCCAGTATTCTTGTGACGTGCTGTGGAACGTCTACGGCATCGACATCGCCGGTGACGCATACCAAGTAGCGTCCACCATTGCCGAGCTCCGTGCCACCGCTCCTGACACCGTCAAGGACAGGGATGGCCGCAAGGTTATCTTGCTCGGCGGTTACAACGCCGTAGGCGACAAGCCCACGGTTATGTATATCTGGAACCCGTACAGCATCGCCTCGGACAACGGCGGAAGCACCATCAAGGTTGGTACAGTGAATACCGGTCGATGGGAGCTGGTGAACCTGTTCGACGAAAGTGGCGTGGACGTGCGTCATTTCGGTGTGTTCGGAGCCGACTCGGCCTCGGACGCCACGGACGCAATGAGCCTTGCCATAGGAATCGCGTCGAACTATGCCGCTTCCATCAACCGTCCGCTGTATTTCCCGTCCAACCAAGGCTACACTTGGTACAAGATTAACGGCCTCAACATTTCCGGAGCCTTGTTCGCCAAGGACACCCGCGTGTTTGGCAATACCGGTACCGAGTCACGCATCACGGTGCGCGACCAAGACACCTATCTGGACGTGTACACCAACTCCAACTATCTTGGCCGGTTTACCATTACCGGAGGCACTGTCCGCACGTCTTGGGGTGTCAACAGCACCAACTGTGTGTTCGACCCTGAACTCCGCCTCATCATCGATTCCCCGGTCAACACGTCCAACAAGTCTTGGACGGGCATCATCGTTGACGCCCTGGAGCACATCGACCACGCGAGCTTCGACAACTGCCAGCTCAACGCTGTAGGCACGGTCGGAGATTACTGTTCGTTCGAGAATATGCGCGTGACCGAGGCTATGTTCGAGCAGGGCGTGGACCTGAACACCATCACGGTCTTCGACAACGACATCATCGACCTTTCCGACTTCCCGACCACCTCTACCTGGTTCAGCCTGGTTTTGGAAAACACTGGCCGCGTGTTCGACTTCCAAGGCCGTGACGTTGACTCCAGCTGTGTGAACAACACGACCGCGGATATCTATTACCGCAACGCCAACTTCAACGGCTACGTGGTGAAGCAGTCGGGCGTGACTTTCGAGAACTGCACCGGCACGGTTCAGACGACTTCGGCTGTCCAGAATGTGTCCCTAAAGAACTGTACCCTGTCCCTGACCGGCACGGCCTCGGTTATGCAGGGTCTCGTGGCGGTCGATTCCACGCTGGCCTTCGGTCGCAATATGACTTTCAACGAGGTTAGCCTTAACCGTTCCATCCTGAACGATGAAGGCGTAACCCACTTCGCCACCCAGTTCTCTTTCACCGATAGCCAAGTCAAGTCCGGGCTGTCCTGTACTACGCTGTCCGCCATCGGCACGTCTTTCCACGCCAACATTACCGTGGTCACTCCGACGTTCGTGAAGTGTGACTTCTATGATGGCACGGTTAGCCAGAACAACGTGAGCGGCAGCACGATCTCTTTCGTGTTCCGCCAGTGCAACTTCTACGGCGGCAACGGTCACCACTTCGCTTCCAGCGTGGCTAATACGGTGGTGAACGGCGAGTGGTCGGGTAACTACAGTGCCTTGAGCGGCCAGTTCGTGACCTTCGACCGCACCAACATCGACCCGGACGAGCAGCACCACGCCTACATCTACGACGGCAACACCGGCCCGAACACGCTCCAGCGTCGTGCGGCCAAGTGGAAGGATGTGGTCTACCTCGGTCCGTCTTACCCCGGCACCTACGATGCTCAGGGCGTGATGCTGAACAAGGCGATGTATGTCAGCGGTTGGCAGATTGGTGGCGGCACTTCCGAGACCAACGCCAACGCCGCACAAGCTTGGGGCTACCGTGGCCGTATGGCTCGTAACGACGAAAATGGCGGTGGTAAGACCTTGATTGACCACTACTTGACCGAGTTCCAGATGTTCACCATCGGTACGCAGAACATCGGCATACTGGCTATGACTGGAACCCTGCCGTCCCACGTGACACAGGAAATGGCCATCACCGACCAGTCTTTGTACGGAATGCCTATGGACATCCGCACGGCTGGTACTTGGGCTCCGATCGACGAAGTGGAAAGGCTGTGGTACAGCTCTCAGGTCGGTACGCCTAGGAACATTATGTTCAAGGGTGGCTACACTTGGCGTATCACTTGCGTAGTCGGCCTTGGCCTTATCGGGTTCAGCCAGCTGTTCCCCTCCAACGTTGACTGGCAATTGCCGGTCACCTACGAAATCAAGCCAGCATAATTTTATGGTAGGAGTTTGAAATGATTAAGACCTTGCTTAACCCGAACCACGTCCTGTCTGACTGCGACAACTTGGAGGACATCGACGCCCAGCGTATGGCAGCCGTGCTGGGCAAGCACCTTTACGGCTTCAAGAAAGGTGAGGAAAAGCCCATCGTGAAGGTACTCGGCCTCGACGCCAACTGCGACGTTCGTTGGAGTGCTTCCAGCGTTCCCGGAGGCGGTCTTCCGCCTTCAACAGCCGAAGACGAAGGCAAGGTGCTGGTCGTCGGCGATGACGGACAGCCCGAATGGTCTGACCTTCCCGCTGGCGGCGACATCGCCTACTCCGTGGACAGAGCGTCCCAAGCCAGCTGGGATATCGATACGTTGTACGCCTCGACCCAGTTCTACATCGCAAACGACGGCGACAACGGCGGCGTGGACTACTACGTCGACAGCCAAGACCGCAAGGCCGGTTACCGTGTGCTGGCTGACCACGTCTACCAAGTGAACTTCAACTGCGAGGCCGTTTGCTCTACCACTTCCGGCAACGTGTTTGAAGGGAGCATCTACATCACCGGACCGCAAGACCAGAACTGGTATTTCCAGCTTGACGGCTCGCAGAGAATCGGTGTCAGCCTTACCGGCTCCACGGTTATCCACTGCGCTTCGGACAGTGTGCTGTATTTCAACGCACGGCTCAACGGCAGCTACCTCGGTAGCCTCCCGACTATGAGCCTTGCCAAGGTCAGCATCGTCGACCTCACTTCTGCAGTCGGCGGAAGTTCTGGCGGTACCGAGTATCAGGCCGGTGAAGGCATCGACATCACTGGCGACACCATCAGCGTTGACACTACCGAGATCCAGGAAAAGCTGACCGCCGGTCCGAACATCACTATAGCCAACAACATTGTTTCTACCGACAAGACCGTGGTGGCCGCTGGCAACAACGTTTCCGTGACCAGCTCGTACGAGCCGTCCACTCGCACCGTTACCTACACCGTCCATTCGTCCGGTGGCAGCGGCACGGTTATCCAGTCCAACTGGGCTGAACAGGACCCGCTCGAACCGTCCTATATCCAGAACAAGCCGCAGAACCTTGTTCAGGACGCTGGCTATGTCCACACCGACAACAACTTCACCACGACCGAGAAGCTGAAGCTTGACGGAATCGCGGCTGGAGCGGAGGTCAACGTACAGGCCGACTGGAACGAGACCAACCCTGACTCCGACGCCTACATCCAGAACAAGCCGACCATCCCTGCCGGGGTTATCGTTGACCAGAACTACGATGCCACGTCCACGGACGCCCAATCCGGTACCGCCGTGGCTCAGGCCGTGGCCGGTGTCAATGCCGTGCCTAGCTCGTCTTCAGCCGATGCTACCAAGGTGCTGACCGTTGACAGTAACGGCGACCCTGCTTGGGCTGATGCTCCAAGCAGCGGAATCGAAGCGTTCTACATAACTAGCACCACGACCAACGACGAGATTTACCAAGCGTACAAGGCTGGAAAGTTCCTGTACTATCAGCCCTATACCGATGCGGTGTGGGTTCCTATGACTATGCACGCGTCGTACAGCAGTGGTGGTTACCGGGCGTATCCTATCGAAGGAAGTTACGCTACGCTCCCTAACACCACGTATTCTTCGGCTGCTTTCCGCGTGTACCAGTCCGAAATTATGGTTGACCAGTCTACCGACCACGCCAACTCCAACGCATTCAACCCCACCAGCAAAAGTCTATATGCCATTAACACGCCACTGGTCTTCTCGTCTGATGCGGGGAAGGTGTTGACGGCCAAGGACGCTACGGACGGCGTTGTGTGGTCTTCTCCTGTTGATGTTGCGCCTGTCCAAGACGTGACCGTGGGCGGAACTTCCGTTGTCAGCGGCGGCACTGCGGCTATTCCGGCACAGGTTCAGAGCAACTGGACTGAAGCGGACAGCACTGCAAAAAGTTACATCCAGAACAAGCCCACGGAAAAGGCGTTGATTGCTGGTACCGGTATCACCATCACCGAGACGGCTCAGGGTATTGTCATCTCGCTGACTTAGGAGTGTGAATGCTTACCTACAACGGAAACACGCTTACCTATAACGGGTCTTGGCTCTATGCCGAAACCCGTGTAAGGCCGTTCAGCTTCCTTGAGCTGTATCTATCTTGCGACCAAGGCAACGGAAACCTAGAGGCCGACCAGTTCACTATCTGGAATGGAAACGGAGGACATCGTGCCATAGTAGTGGGGGGTTATGGCGACTACACACAAGCCGAGAAGTCGGGGTGGTACTACAGCTCATCGACTATTCCGTCACAAAACGGCTGGCACGACCTCACCGTGGCAGAAAGAACCGACATTAACAGTGGAACCGCTCCGTTCCTCCAGTCGTTTAGTTACGCTCGCCTTATCTTTGAGTACACAGATTATTTCACCTTAGACGGCTTTAGTTTTAGGCATAGATTCAACTCTGGATTGAACTTGCCATTTTCAGTTTGGCTGTCCGGCCTAGTTTGGGACGCCTCGACGCACACTTATAGCAGTGTGTCACTCGGCAACGACACATTTACGCCCACGACCACCTACGGGTTGTGCTTTATGCATTTTTAAGGAGCTTAGCTTATGCAAAACATCAACAAGGTTCTATATAACCACGACCAGAGCTCGGAGTTCACCGCCGAGGAAAAGGCCGTGGCACGAAACAACATCGGCGCACAGGCTCAGCTCACGGCTGGCTCCGGCATCAACATCTCCGGAAACGAGATCTCGTGCTCGGTCAGTCCCGGCCCGACCTACACGGCTGGAGCCAACGTAAGCATCGACGGTAACAATGTCATCTCCGCCACAAACACGACCTATTCGGCTGGAACCAATGTAAGCATCAGTAGTGGCAACGTCATTTCCGCTACTGACACAACTTACACGGCGGGTACCAACGTAAGCATCGACGGCAACAACGTCATTTCGGCCACCGACACGACCTACGGCGTGTTTGGCACTAGCGCGGACGGCTTGGTTCCGAAAGCCAACGGAACAGGCGACACCGGGAAGTTCCTTCGCGGAGACCACACTTGGCAGTACCCTGCCACAGGTACGGACGGCGCATCCCTCTATCCGAACTACATCACACAGGATGCTGGCGGACAGCTGCACTACCTCCGCTGCGCTAGACTGTTCTGGGAGTTCAGCTTCCACGAACCGTCCGTAGAGCTTACTGCAGACGATATCACCAACGGTTACGTCGAGTTCCGTTTCTCGCTGGGTTCGGAAGGTGCTGCCATCGCCGAAAACGGCAACATTGTGGCTATGAAGGGGTACGACATCGAGACGGGCAACATCCTTAACGGCAAGCAGATGTCGTTCTACTTGGTCGGCCACGGCAGCACCAGTCCGCGTATGCTGATTGACCAAGGTTTCGAGACCTTCACAGAGCATACCGTAAACAGCTACAACTGGAAGGCGTTTAAGGCAATCGGCTTGTCGATGGACCGTAACACGTCCAAGCTGGACGCGGTGTTGCGCGTGCCTATTTCCTCCGGGACTGCTGGCGACACAGTCACGATTCCGGGCTACATCACTGTGACCGTTTTTGGCGTTTCCCAGAACGACGCATCGGTCTAATTTTAATTGAAAGAGGTCCAATATGAGTAATGGAATCGGTAGAGTTTGGGCGGTAAACGCCGAAGGTGGCGACGAAGGTCGTCCGAACGGGGTTGGCCCCGTATACATCGAGAACGCAGACCAGCTTGGTTCCAAGCTGCCTGAACCGGCTGCTGGCGACGCTGGCAAGGTTCTCGGCGTTCTTAACGAGAACGGTGACGTAGGCTGGGTGGTCGACCAGTCCGGTACTCTCACGCAAGTACAGGCCGACTGGGATGAATCCGACAGCAGTCAGGTTAGCTATATCCAGAACAAGCCGTCGCTTGCGACCGTGGCTACTTCGGGTTCCTACACTGACCTGAGCAACAAGCCAACAATTCCGACTGTCGACCAAGCCTATGATGCCGCGTCGGCCAATGCCCAGTCGGGTGTTGCTGTTGCTGGTGCTATTTCTGGCAAACAAGACACCATTTCTGACTTGAGCACGATTCGCAGCGGTGCTGAAGCCGGTGCGACCGCAGTCCAGCCGTCACAGCTCGCAACCGTTGCTACTTCCGGTTCTTATGCCGATTTGAGCAACAAGCCGACGATTCCGGCAGCTCAAGTTAATTCCGACTGGGACGCTGTCAGCGGTGTCAGCCAGATCCTGAATAAGCCAACGCTTGCAACTGTCGCCACGTCCGGGGATTATGACGACTTGCTCAACAAGCCGACTATCCCTGCCGCACAGGTTCAGAGCGACTGGAACCAAACCAACGACCAAGCTGTCGACTTCATTAAGAATAAGCCGACTATCCCGACTGGGGTTGTGGTTGACCAGTCTTATAATGCTTCGTCTACTAACGCCCAGAGCGGCACTGCGGTCGCCGGAGCATTGGCAACGGTTAACCAAGTCCCCGCTTCGACTTCTGCAGACGAAGACAAGGTTCTCACTGTTAACTCTAGCGGAACCCCGGTGTGGGCTGCTGCACAGGGTGGTGGGGCTGATGTAACTGTAGATACAACCAACAACAACATTGAATTCGGTTCTGATGTTGTCTTGCACTACACGGTCACGGACGGCGGTTCAGTAACGTGGACTGGTAGTCGAAACGAGTTCAGTGGCACCTTGTTCGAATGGAGATGGGACAATTCCGAACCCGCCCCAAGTGCAACATTGACGCTTACCATTCCGAACAATATTTCAAGAACTGGTAACGCAATAACGTCAGTTGTGTTTAAGGATGTCTCTAACTCTATTTGCACTGTCTCTGGCGGAACCTTACTATCCAACGGAGTAATTCAAGCTGGTACATATACGGTAACGGCATCAAGTGCGGCCACTACAGTTACAATTAAAGCGACTGTGACCTTCACAAATTCGCTTTCACCGGTGGACGGAACCTATATTAGTGCTGGATTCGATGCGACGACGCTTGGTATTTCGGGCGGTACGCCAACTGCCGACCTTATGCCTAACGTGGCTCGTACTTCTGCTGACAACGGAAAAGTGTTGGGTATTACCGACACTAGCGGTACGCTCGGTTGGGTTGCGCAGACCCCTGCTCAGGTTAATGCTGACTGGGATGCTGTCTCCGGTGTGTCTCAGATTATTAACAAGCCTTCGCTTGCAACGGTCGCCACTTCGGGTTCTTACAACGACTTGTCCAACAAGCCGTCTATCCCGGCTGCCCAAGTTAATAGCGACTGGAACGCTGCTTCTGGCGTTGCGCAGATCTTGAACAAGCCTTCGCTTGCTACTGTCGCTACTAGCGGTTCGTACGATGACTTGACCAACAAGCCGTCGATTCCGGCTGCCCAAGTCAACAGCGACTGGGACGCTGTCTCTGGCGTCTCGCAGATCCTGAACAAACCCGCGCTTGCAACTGTCGCCACCAGCGGCTCTTATGCCGACTTGAGCAACAAGCCGACGATTCCTACAGTCGACCAATCTTATAACGCTTCGTCTACTAATGCACAGAGCGGTGTTGCCGTTGCCAATGCCATCAGCGCAGTAAAGCAAGTCCCGGCTTCTACTTCGGCTGACGAAGGGAAAGTCCTAACCGTTAACTCTAGCGGCAACGCCGTGTGGGATGCCGCCCCGGAAACTGTAACTATCGGTTACAAGGAGGTTTAAATATGGCAGCTTCTAACTTTACCGATCTTTATAACAACGGCCAGTATGGCTATATGGGTATCGGCCCGATGCCCGCCTACAGCTTCACGCTGACTATAACTGCAGATGGGAACAGTTTCTGGCTCGGTTCTTGTACGTCCACGCACATTGTTGCGTACAACCCAAGCAACACTTCGCAGTACGCCGTATACAGCGGTGAATCGTTTACCGTATATTCGCCTAACTCCGGCAGCTATATGCTTGTTACTAACAACCCCCTTGCCTATACCGGGGTTCCGACTTCGCAGACCATTACAGTCACCAACAAGGCGTCCGACTGGGATTTCCACGGTCTGACTTCCTTGGAAGGTGCTGCACTGTGTATCGCCACCGATGCGAGCGGTTCGGGTCCGGACGGTCACGACTACGGAGCCATTTCTTCAGACAAGAAGCTTTGGTTCTCTTACGAAAAAATCGTAGTATTGATGGCCGACAAGATTAACGGTTGCGACATCTACGCAAAGCGTGCCGAACAGGACAAGGATGGCAACGACATCGTCCCTATTCCGTCCGTAACTGGAAATGCTGGGAAAGTTCTTGCTGTCAATAGCGGTGCTACGGCTACCGAATGGGTTAGCAACGTGCCTATCGAAGTTGTCGCGTCTATGCCAGCAAGCCCGACTAGCGGCGTCCTGTACATCGTTACGGGTTCGTAAGGGGGTCGCCTATGGCTGATATTAAAATCAACGGTGCCACGCCTAGTGCATTCTACTACGGCGGCACCGCCGCTTCGGCAGTTTACTACGGCTCTGTCAAGGTGTGGGAACCCACACCTACTACTGCGGTTATTGGTAACAAGACTTATCCGACGGTTAGATTGCCCGATGGCCACGTATGGCTCGCGGTTAATCTGGACTATGCTTGGACGGGTTTGTCAGTCCCCACCAGTGGCGCGTCGAGCGTAACGACTCCGCAAGCGATGTACTATAACTACGACGAGGCTACATATGGTTGGAGCGGCTCACAACGTGGTCTACTCTACAACTGGTACGCCGTGGACTATCTACAGACGAATAGAGCAACGTTATGTCCGGGCTGGCACGTCCCCACACGAGACGAATTCGAAGCAGTATGCACTGGAATAGGTGACTGGACGCACGGAGATAAACTAAAGTCTACATCCGGGTGGAGAGACAACGGTAACGGAACTGATGACTACGGTTTTGCTGCGTACCCCAGCGGAGTGTACTCCGGTGGTTTTGGATCTGCGACCGCACAGGTGAACTTCTGGACTCAGACGACGTATAACACAACGACATCGTATAACTTTTATCTGGCATATAATAGCCCAAATTTTTATTCCTATTACAGCAACGATAAATCCCAGTACAGTGTTCGCCTAATCAAAGACTACTAAACCCGACATAGTGATAACCAAGGCCGTGGGCAGACCGTCCACGGCCTTTTTATGGATAGGCAAAACCACCTGTCTAATTTAATTGTAGGAAGGCGAACGGGACGCCTCCGCAAGTTTTATTCCCGGTCGAAAAGGACATCGTTATGATGGATACTCAAAAGGCAGTCGAGCTTGCCAACCAGCTCATGGCTCCCAAGGCTGAAACGGAAGAAGTCAAGACCGAGGCTAAGGTCGAAACCGAACCGGTAACCGAAACCAAGGGTGACGAACCCGCTACTGCGGCGGACGCGCCAGCCGAAACCAAGACCGAGCCAGAAAAGGCCGAAGAGCCCAAGCCGGTCGACGCAGAACCGGAAAAGAAGACGGAAACCGCCCAGCCAGCGGAAACAGAGACGAAATCCGAGCGCAAGCACAGTTTCACACACCAAGAACAGGTCGATTACGCCTTCAAGCGGGAAAAGGCAAAGCGCAAGGCCGCCGAAGCCAAGTACCTCGCACTGCAAAAGGAAATGGACGCCTTGAAAAAGAAACAGGTGGACAAGTCCGACCCCGACTACGTGGACTTTGCAGTCGATATGAAGGTCAAGGAACGCGAGGCGTCCCAGTTGCAAGACCAGATTCGCGAGAGCCAGTCCATCGAATTCGAGGAACTGAACGAGGCGCGAATCCGCGACTGCTTCCCGGACAGGTCCGAGCAAGACAAGTTCCACGCTATCGTCAAGAAGGAAGGCTCGAAGCTTTTGCAGAGGCTGGACGAAGACGACAAGGAACAGGCCGTGCTGGCGTTTATGGACGACAGTCCAATCGCGCCCATCCTGACCAGATTGCTGATCGCGAAACCCGAATATCTGGACGAAGTGTTGTCGAAGCGTTCGCCGTACGGTAAGTATATGGCGATGCAGAAGCTTGCAGAAAACGTGGAAGCTGCTCGCCAGCAAATGGCCGCACAGAAGCCGGTAGTCCATAACCAGGACGAGCCAGCACCCCAGCCCAAGCCGGTTTTGCCTGTGGTGGGTTCTGTGACCAAGAGCGATGCGAACAAGGACACGAAAAAGGTTTTCGACCCTAATCAGCTGTTGCATCAGCTGAACTCGAAGGGTGGAAAGTATCGCAAATTCTAACAGGTCCTAATTGACCAAGGAAACAACATTATGGCTATTGCCTCTAACAACACTCTAGTTACCAACAAGCTCGCTACGCTTGTTGCCGTCCGTGCAGCCGAAAACGCTGCTTACCTCACCGTGGGCTCCAAGGGCTACTTTGCCAGCCAGATCGCTGGAAAGAACAACGGTCAATCCTACGACTTCTACATCCGTGATACGGGTGATGCCGTCAACCGCCTTGCCTATCAGGCTGGCGACAAGGTCAACGTTGCTGAACGCAAGGTGACTCTGTCCCTTGACCCGTGGCACATTATGCTCAACTTCAACGCCATCGAAACGGTGACGGACATCGAAGACTGGGAAGATGAAATTGCCAAGGTTCAGGGCGTGAAGCTCATTCAGAAGGTCGTGAAGAAGACCATCGACAACGACCTCGGTAAGATTGGTACCGCCTTCATCGGTTCCGGCTTTACCCCGCTGTCTCAGGCTTCCGCCCACGTGGCTTCCGTTGCCAACGGCGAGCTCTACGGCTTCTGCGCTCCGCAGGTCGAAGCTGTTCTGACCTCCAACGGCCAGCAGTTCGTCCCGGTTTCTGCTCCTGATATGTACTCCAAGGGTCTCTTGGGTCGTTTCCACGGTGCGGAATACCGCGCACAGCGTTTCCTCCCGACCTTGAACCTCTCCAAGGCCGTGTCTGAAGCTCTTAGCACTGCTACTGCTTCTGCGGTTGTGGATAACAGCGATGGCACTTGGACCATCACTCTCTCTGGCTCTGACATCGATTCCTCGATCGTCGTGCCGAAGGCCACCCCGATTTTCCTCGACAACGTGTACACTTGTGACGTTGTGGGCGACCCGACCGAAGCTCTTCAGGCTTTCATCGTGCTTCAGGCCGCTACCGGTACTTCCGGCTCTGTGGACGTGATTGTGCGTGAACAGTTCATCGCCAACGGTGGTACTCGTACCATCGCCAAGGAAGACGGTTCCGCTTTCGCCAACGTCGCAGCTGTTGCTGGCGGCAACGTAATCGCTCCGGAACCGGGCAAGTATTACACCGGTCTTGTCCGTGTCGATGGCGCAATGGAATTCGAAACGCTCGATAAGCTCGACGCTTACGGTGCCGAATACCAGAAGTCTCCGAACGTGGCGGGCCTCAACGTTCACCAGAACCGCTTGGTCGACCTCAAGGAAATGACCAACGACGTTCGTTGGGACATCGTGACCCTCGCTGGCACGGTGGACGGACGTGGCGTGGCAATGTTCTACGTGAAGTAAGGTCTTTGCTACACTTTAGTATCCTCCTGAAGGGGTCGGGCATACAGCCCGGCCTCTTTTGGTATAGTTTAACCAAAAAGGAGTTTTGAATGTCAAAACGATTCCAACTAGACCCAAACCTGTCCGCCCGTGAGAACCTGTGGGCGGCTGCAAAAGTGTCCTCGATGTACTGGCTACGCCGCAAACGGCTGAAGCTGTTCAGAACTGAGTGGGACGAACTTGTCGAAACCTTGACGTACCGAACCGTGCTTTACTTTATGCAGCGTCTCCGCCGTGGTTTGTATAACCGGTCGGAGTCATTCCTGTACAACGTGTTGAGCTGCGCCCGGAGTGTCCAGCACCCGGTCATAAAAAGGTTCCTGACCGATGTCAAGAACAAGATAAACAGCACCGACCATATGGAGACACTGGCCTTCGACCCGGACAACCATCCGCTTGTGTTTCATCCTAAGTCAACAAGGCAGGGCTTGCTGACGGCCATCGAACGCGATGCGCTAGGCGTAAGTTATGCCGTACACCAAGTTCATTACGAACCCGCGCTGAAGTATTTGTGGGCCTGTGAGGACGAAGAAGCGGCCTACGAGCACAAGGTGATAGATACGGCTGAAAACATCCGCAAGAGGCAAATGACGCTCGCGAAGGTTCAGTCCCTGCTGAACGGCGGCAAGACCCACGACCAGCTCTACCAGCGCGAGTATCACCGCGCCTACTACTGGAAGAACCGTGAGAAGATAATTGCCAGCCAGAAAGCATACAAGCTCAGGAAAAAGGCCGCTAAAATGGAAGGCCGTAGTCCTCTTCCGGACCAAGGTCAAGGAAGCCAACATCCGTCTCAGCAACAAGACGACGCTCTTCCTCGTTAGGCTTCTGAATATCCTTAACCACCCAGCGCACATACACGGCGACGGCGGCAATAGCTAAAATAGGCAGTATGACGTTTCGCATACTGCCTAAATTACTTCATTTCTTGGGCGGGTTGTAGTTCTTGATGGCATCCTCGATCAAGATTGTCAAGCGGCCATAGCCTTCTGCCTTGATGGCCTCGACCTTGTCTCGCAGTGAGTTGTCTAGCTTGGCTGTTACTTGGACTGTTCTTCTTCGCATATTGTCTCCTTATTCGACATCCGTCAGTATAAGCTCAGGATGTTTGTTGACCATTTCGTCCACCCAATCTTTCGGTATGGCAAACAGATGATTATTCGAGCTAACTTTCTCGGTGTAAAAGTCAGATTCCATCTTGGTCAAGGTGTTAGCATCTACGAAGACATATTCGCCGTGAATAGTCACCAGATACTCATTGACCACAGGTCTTGCATACACTGACTCTTTAAGGACAAGACCAAGGTCTCCGTGGTACTCGTCAAGCCGATATTGCATTAGCTGCAGCATATTTAAGTTCTTCTTGAACCCCCACTTGGCCAGCCACCTACGAAGAGCGACTACTGATTCAAGCTCAGTTTCGCTGGAAGGTATCACGACCGGGTTGATCTTGCCTTCCTTGAGACGCTTGCGGCGGCTGAGTTCATTGTGGATGCTCAGGCCGATGTAGGCTCCCAAGCAGCAGCCGACGGCGGAGGCCAAGAGGTTACAGATGGATTCGAGTAGTGTTTGCATTGTTTGTTCCTTTGTTAGATTGTGATTTACAAATAGATGCGCTTGATTTCCTTAGCAAAGTCTACAATGACCGACCAAACATACATTACAACGGCGTAAACGAATAGATAGGCTATCCAAATACAAAACGCGGCTGCAAGAATAAATGCGATAATGCACAGTGCTTGTTCAATCATTGTTGGTTTCCTCTGTGAGGGGTTGAATTGTTTATGTTACAAAGATACATTCTGTAATTCATTTTGTCAAGACGTTTTGTAATATTTTTATGTAAAATTTTAGAAACAAAACCGCCACCCCATTGCTGAGGAGGCGGAAGGTTTATGAGTAAGCGACAGATTAAGCGTAGGTGCGAAGACCCTTCAAATTAAAGATAGCCACACCGTATCACCTACTTGTTACGCCCCATAACACGGTGCGACACTGTTATTCGTACAGGTTCTTAAATTCGTCCTTGAGAGCCCACTTCGTCAGGAACGGCTGGGCCGGTCTGGGAACCTTGTGGCAGTGCTCCTTCAGCACCCAACGGATGCGACCATCGTCGAGCTTGATGCGCACCTTGTCCTTGCACCACTGCTTCTTGTATTCGTAGTTGGGGTCGGTCGGCGTGAAGTCCGGGTTGGACTGGGCGCGACCGTTTTCGTCGATGGTGTTCACGCCAGTAAGACGGCGCATACGGTCCTGGACCTCTAGCTCAAGGCCGCTCAGGGTCTCGCCTTCAGACCGCTCCCAGCGAGACGCTTGCAAGAGCAAGTCTGACAGATATAGCAATTCTTCTTGATTAGTCATTGGTTCCTCTATGGGGTTTGCCCCGGCTGGGTGAAACCAATCTCGCAAACCCCAGCCGGGGCGGAAAACCCATAGTTTGCGCGACGAAAGGAAGCGTCTACGGCCTCCTTGTTCTGCCCCACCCAATCCACAATCAGCTTAGGGGAATAAAACTGGGTGAGGCGGAACAGGAAGGTCGCCCATCGCTGGGCGACACCTCCTACTCCTTAGAACGGAAGATCGGAGAACTTGTCGTCGTCAGTGCCATCACCGCTGTCGGCAGTGGCGGGAGCATCCGTCTTTACGGACTGTTCCTTGGCGGCGGCAAATCCGAGGCCGTCAATCCAGCGTTCGGCAAGGAGATTGTTCTTGAGGTACGCCGGAGCTTCGGTGTCAGGGACGAACTTCACCTTGGAGTTCTTCTTGACCTTCAGCACGTTCTTGATTTCGTTAAATTTCTTTCCTTCGCGTTCGGCACTGCCTACGACAATCTGAGCCGGGAAGCCGATAAGCTTCGAGAGGTCGGTGGCCTCGGCGAGCTTTTCGAGAGTCACGCCAGTCCAACTATTCAGGAAAGTGAACAGGTTGGAGCGGTCATTGATGACGTTGCGGTAGGGCAGCGTACGGAGGTAATGCAGCTGGTCGCCATCTTGGATCTGGAACACGAACTGGAATTTCGATTCCAAGTCCTCGCTCTGATACTTCTTAAAGTTGCGGCAAGTCACGCCGATGCACACGGCATCGTATGCGCCGTCTTCAAGAAGGGAGAATTCTCCGCCTTCGGACGGAGCTGCGGTCATAAACGGATTCTTTTCTTCTGCT